CTCTGTTGTTATTACGGAGTCGCAACAATCCAGAATCGAAATACTTAATAACCTTGCCCTGAAGGGACAGCAATGGGTCATTTAAGACATCCAAAAAGTCCATTGGTCTGGTCTTGGCATACACAAGGACATCGCGCTTAAGTTCTGCGGTCGTCATCTTATCAACGCTAGAGCCAATCAACACTCTAGCAACAAGCTCGAGCATTTCAATATCCATAGACTTAGCCTGAATCAAGGCCTCAACCTCCATGTCAAGTCTTTCCATTTCTTGTATCGCATCCTTTTCATTGTCTAGCTCAACGTAAATAGAGCCGTTGCTAGGATGCAATTCTAAGAAATGCTGCAAGACCGGGTTGGTTTTGGGGACGTGAAGAAAGCCATTCTCAAAGATAATGGGTTCCAATACCGCATTGCCATCCTGCTCATCCTCAAACGGAGAGCGTTGGTTGCTGGCATACCGAAGTGGTCGGTTGCTTTGTCCATCAAAATAAAGGAGTGGTTTTCTTCTCGTATTACGAGATGCCAACATCAAGGTTAGCGGTGCGTTCTTACGCTTGAGAACATACGACTTGTCTTTAGTCGCTACATATTCTTTTGACATTTGATATGATTTAAGTTTTAAAAAAAAAGGGGGAGGGAAGAACCCTCCCCCATTGGAATCCGATTAAGGATTAGTCTTCGAACAATACGAAGTTGTTAGCACCCAAGGTACAAACAGCACGCTCAGACAAGAAGTGAACCTCCATGGCATCCAAGCTAGAGGTAGCAGCACCACCAGCAGAGCCAGTCATCCAAGTCTTGTAGCGACGGTCTTCCGTTTCAGAAGCACGATAGCGAACGTGCAAGAAAGGACGCTTAGCGTTCTTGCCAAGGATTTGGTCGTAAACGGTCGTAGAACCAGCAGGAACCAACAAGCCGTTAATCTTACCACCATACAATCCACCGCGCATCGTGGGGTCGTTCAAGTATTTCCAGTCGGTCTTGTAGAAGTCATAACCGCGACGGAAGCCTTTGAAGCCGAGGTTCAAAGCCATAGTCTCGTCGTTGTCAAACAAACCGTAAGAAGTACCGCCCGTACCGTAGCTGTTTTGAGCAGCCAACATATCGTCAACGTCAAAGCCAAACTGACGGTTCAAGAAGATTACGTTCTCCTCGATAGCGCCTTGCTTGTCCAAACGCTCGATGATGGTATCAAACTCAGCAAGAGTGGAGGGGTTACCACCTGACCATACGTTACCACGCTGGCCTACAACATAGAAGATACCTTCAGAGCCCTTGTTACCAACGTCGCCGGTAGCAGCAATAGCACCTGAACCAGTCTCAGCAGGAACTGCTTCAACCATAGCGGTCTCCAAGTAGTCTTCAAAGCGCAAGCGAGTCTCGTGCTCAGACTTCAAATACCACAAGTAACCAGCAGCGCCGTTCTCCGTGGTAACCTCAACCCACCCGATTTGAGCCATGTCAGAACCAGATACAGCGTACTTGTCCTTGATGATGATGGGGCTGTTCTCGAAGATTTCGTCGTCAGCCTCGAGGCTTCCGCTCATGCCTTCGGTGCCCTTCTTGAACTCAGAACCGTAAACAAACAAAGAACAAGCCGTAGCAGCAGCAAAAGTCTGACCGCCTGCCTCGTAGTATGCAACGTCAATAGTTCCAGCGCCAGTGTCTACAGCAGTAACAATAGCCTTGTTGGAGTTGTTGGCCGTAGCGTTCTGAGAAACCATGATGGTTTGTCCAACGCGAATCGCAATGCTACCGGAGCCGGGAACAAGCGTGTCGTTGATGGTCAACGTAGCCGTGTCAGCCGCAGCAGATGCAGCAGAAGTTACGTTGGTGTACTTGGTGTGCAAACGACCCTGCTCTGCCCATTTGATAAGGTCAGAGTTAGAGGGCATTTCTGCACCTACCATGCGCAAGAAAGATGCTATAGTACGGTTACCATAGCGCTCGAACTCCTTCTCGTAGGTATCGGGAAGATACTGGTTCAAGAAGTCGAAGTTCGTGATGTAGTTGGTGCTAAGAAGCACCTGCTCAGCACTGGGCTGTAAAGCGTAGCCGGGTACTGATTGTAATGAACCTGCCATTTTTTGTCAGATTTAAAGGGTTATTTTTTTCTTATTTTAAGACCTCTTCCAGAATCTGGAGAGAGGGATGCAACCTTGAATCCGCCTTTGCTAACGGTTTGTGGAGATTGTCTAACGTCCATATTAATGTTCTTAGACTTTCTAGACAAATCGTCAACAGCGTCAGACATGCCCTGTTCGTAGAAGAACTTGGCAAATCTTTCTGGATTCATGGCTACGGCCAAAGCCTTGTGGTATGCGCCGGCGTTTTCAATTAGACCATCTTCATTAGTAAACTTCTTAAAGAAATTCATAATATCAGATTGCGCCTTCTTTAGTTCCGCAGCTTCAGCTGGAGAAAAGTTGAACGTCTTATCGTTGACATTAAATTCAAAACCTTTGAACCCGTCACCGAAGACCTCATCTGTCTTTCGCTGAAACCATTCGTATCGTTTCTGATTCTCCTCCTCGACACCCTTGGCATTTGACATATATTCTCTATAAGCTTCGAGCTCTTCTTGGCTGACTCCAGAAGTGGCATCCGTACTTGACTCAAGTGGCGCTTTATACTTCTCTCGTTGTTCCTTAAAGTGCTGCTTAGCTTTTGCGAGCTCTTTTTTCTTGGCTAATTTTTTACGCTTAACATCAGCCTCATCGTCCAAGTCCTCATCGTAATGAAACTTTTCGTTTAGCATGAACTCAATATCTTCCGAGTCTAAGTCGGATTCAATTGCGGCGTAATAGTTAGCCAATAATTCGTCTGGGTCTTTGTCATCTATGTTCTCGTTTAGTCTAACGAAATCATTGATACCTCGACCCGTTTCCTTTTTGTACTTAAGATAGGCTGCGACATCCTCGGGAAGTTCTGAAGATTCTTGTCTGACTTCAATTAAATCGTCTAGCGATTTAATCTCTCTGCCGTATCTGTTTCCAATAAATGAAAGAACGTCTTCCTCTTTTAATTCTTGCGTTGACTCTGTCGTTGTCTCTTGTGGTTCAACAACTTCGTCTTGTTGTGATTGATTCAGCTCAGCTTCATGCTTATCCAAAAGTTCTTGCTCGACCTCTTGGACAGACTTGGCTTCAATAGAACCAACCTCTTTTACCTTAAATTCCATAGATTTGATTTTGATACAAAATTATAACAAAAAAATGAACCCTTATCTGGGCTCAAATTCTGCAAAGTCAAAGCCATCCAACGAGTCTTCGTTTGATTCAAAGTTGATGGAGGGCAATGTTTTTTGGCGCTGCTCTATGAGCTTAGACTGCTGAGTATTTTGTCGGTCAATTCTCTTGGCCTTCTCGTCCTCTTTCATCTTGTCTCTCTCCGTCAAGGCCCCAACCTCTACGCCCTTAATGCGCATCTGGTATGAGAACTCTTCGGCCATCAAAGACTTCTTCAGTTCTGCCTCATTGCGCATCTTTTCAATTTCGAATGCAATCTCGGCCTGCTTAACCTGCATCTTAGATTGAGACTCGAGTTGTATTTTTTGAGCAGCAATCTCAGCAGCCATCTGTTGTGACTGCATATTTATCTGAGCCTGAGCTTGTTGCTTCTGCATCTCTGCCATTTGCATTTGCTCAAAGTTCTTAGCCCTCTTAACCTTTAGAAGCTGGTTTGCAAGCTTCAAGTTTTTAACCTCGCGAATATCAATGGCATCCTCAAGACTAATATCTCCCTTCGACAATGCCATCTGGATATTTGCTTCAAGCTGCGCCTTCTGCTCTTCGTCTGGAGAAACCTCAATAAAGATTCCGAAGTCGTAAATGTAGAGGTCTTTAATCTGGTCAAGTATTCTAACGTTGTACTTGCCAATCTGCATCGTGAACTCTTCCTTAAAGTCTGAGTACTGCAAGATGTCCGCAACACGACAAGACAAAGCCTCGGCGAGCGAGCGAGTCATAAATAGGCTCCCCTCCAAAATGTGTCGGGTCGCCGTATTTGAGTTAAGAGCAGCAAGCTTCTGCACGCCAACGAGAGCGTTGGGGTCTGGTGTAGAACCATCCCTCGCTTCATTAAGGCCAGTCACCGCACGAATCATATCCATGTAGTGGTTGTAATTCCCAATGAGAGCCGCCATCTTGGATTGCCCAGAGCTGGCTGTCAACTGCTGAATCGGTACGCGAGCATTATTAAACTCACCATCCTGAGTATAGGAACGACCAACCACGCTACCGGTTTGGAAATATAGGCGTAGTGCGTCCTCTGGGTTGTATGCTGCCCCCGTTCCGAGGTCAACCTCATTCAGGCCATCTGCATCAATGAAGACGCCATCAGGGACAACCTTCGATATTACTTGCTGTAGCTTGAGGTGTGTGAGCTGAATCAAGTCAGCGAATGGAATCATTCTTCTAACCAAAGACTCGATGTTACCCTTGTACATTCTGGGAGCAACAGCAATATAATTTGGAAGGGCATTCTGCGTAGCTGACTTTGGACGAACCATGTTCTCCATCATCTGCCACTTGAGCATGATGTTTGTTCCCATCACCATGACGCCCTCATACCATACATCGATGGTTTTTTCCACCTTTTCGAACTTTCCGTCCTGCATCATTTCTACAGGTGGGTTAAAGGTGTCATCCTTCTCAATGACTCTAGAGCCGCCGGTTTCGTTTATCTTTTTCTTGTAGACAAACTTCTTAGTTGTCTTGTAATTGAAATACAACAACGTTGCCGTGTCCTTGTAGAAGATGTCGTTCTCATAGAACTGTGCAACATTATAATAATCATACCAGCTTTGGCTATACTGAGAAATTTCTTCAAGGTCCTTGTTTGTGAGCGATGGGTCAATCTTAATTAATTCCGTAATTGGAAGTGTTTTAATCTCTCCCCAGTAGAAGCAATCTCTAAAGTATGGGTCCTCTGTATAACTATAAACCACATTAGCTGGGTCTACATAGCTAACTCTAACGCCATCCCCCGCAAGGAACTCGTGCTTGATTGTTCCAACGCCAATGGTTGCAATGTCATAGTCCACCCGTCTGCGTGTGTCATCGTAATGATTTTCCGCAAGCAATGTGTTGATGGCTTCCTCTTCAGCTATCTCAATGGATGGCTTATACTTTAACTGCATGTGCAGCTTAAGCTCGTCCTCATCTCTGGGGAGTTCCATTGGGTTAACATTAAATGGATTGATGCCAAACGCTTCAGACATTTTTGTCAAAGCATCTTTCGCAACCATATCGCCTTCTACGACATCTTGATATTGGTTTCTCTTCTCTGCCGATACCGCATCCTGAGCGTATGCTTTTACCGTGAATAGTCTGTCAGACATACCGTTTACAACGATGTCTACAAACTTTGGAAGGATTGGAACTGGCGTCCAGTCTAGGTTCAAATAACTAAGGTCACCGTCAATAGCCAGCTCATTTTTGTATTTAGCAACCGACTGCTCTCCCCTAGCATATAGTCTCAAGCGATTGAAGTCTCTCCACTGGTTGTAGTACCTACAGCCGTTTCCATCTTTACGGAACCATTCGTATTGAATGGCTTGGCCTATCTGTAGGCCGAACTCATCCGTGGCTTTCTCTGAATCAGAAACAAATTGACTTGGAAACCCAGTGGCTGATATATTTACTTTAACTTCTTTCATCTGTTGACAAGTTCACTTTGGAAGCCCTTGTTATTATATCTAGCAAAGTTAATGCTTATTTTAGTTTCCTTTTTCTCAGGCTGATATAGATGCTTTTGGTTTGCCATAATTGCCAATCCAGAACTAATCGTAGCGTCAAACTTTGTTCTATTGTTTATATCGAAGCGAGCCCAGTCCTCCAGTGTCCTGTTAAAATACATAGAGCCAACCTCCTCCGAGTCCCTATATGTGCCCTCTAAATCTAAGCCAACATATTTTTCTATATAAGACTCTATAGCAGACGCGTGCGCCTGTTTTACCTCTTCGCTTGAGTTGGGTATACCCCCAAGTTCGCGCTCAGATTTTGATAATTTAGTGAAGTGCTTGTCAGGTCTGTTCATGCTAA